TTTGAATCCAGACTACAAAGATATCCTGATGATATTCGAACAACTTTCAAGAATTGAACACAAGATCGAAAAATGGGGTGATGTATGAGAATGTACACATTATACAAGATCACAAACAATCTGAATAATCGTTCATATATTGGGAGAACGATGAATTTCTATTACAGAATGTTGAGGCATCAATACAATGCATTCAATTATAACAATATTAGTCCGTTATATGATGATATGAGGTTGTACGGGTGGACATCATTCAAAGTAGAAATTCTTGGGTATGCATTAGGGCGGGAAATAGCAAACAAGCAAGAGATGAAACTAATTGTTCAGCACGAATCACATATATCATTAAATGGATATAATAAAACTTATGGTGGTGGTGGAATTAAAGGATTGAAACGTTCTGAAGAAACAAAACGTGCAATTTCTGAAAAGAATAAAAAACCATTAGAAATAAATGGGAGTGTATATGAATCTGTAACCAGTGCTATACATGAACTAAAAATATCCCGAAATACCTTACGCAACAGATTAAAGTCTTTCGATTATCCAAAATATAAGTATATCTGACATACATTATTGTTTTTGTATCAATATCGTCTGGATCGATCCGTGTTCAGGCGATTTTTTACATTCTGTTACTGAAAAATATAAATAGATATACATGGAAGTTATTTTTACCAAGGAAGGTAAATTTTAAAGATAGGTAATATTAAACAATGTGTGGAACGTACAAACAAGCAGAAAAAGAAACAAAAGAGACAACAAATACCAATACTAATTCAACAAAAACAAAAGCAAAAAAAACGGCAAAGAAGGCAGAGAAAGAAACTAAAGATGCATATAACTCAGATGATGGACAACAGGCTAAAGATGCTACTGTAGATAGTGTGACTGTCGGTCAGTATGATAATGTGAAGCAGAAAGAAAAAGAGAAAGCAGCAGCAGAAGCAGCAGCAGAAGAAGAAAGAATTGAAGCAGAACAAGAAGAAATAGATAAACAAGCAGAAATTGAAGCAGAGCGTGAGCGCGAAATTGCAGAAAAAGAACTTGATGAAGTATTAAAACAGAAGCAAGAAGAATCAAGGCAAAATGCAGAGGCAAGAAAACAATATCAATCTATGTACAGTGGATTAGATGTTCTATCCATTCTGGGTGTTAATGACAGTCTTGGAGTAAAGAAAAGAAAACGGGTTAGACGTACTTAATGAACAAAGGTGAACAGATATTACTGACCTTTCAAAAGTTGCGTGATCAACGTGAATGTTTAGAACCATTCTGGTCTAAAGCTTACAAATACACATATCCTCATCGTGGAATAAAGTTTATAACACGGTCAAATAATGTATTTCAGAATACCAATGTTTCAAGAAAACTAAAATCAGAAATACTTGATACAACAGGGACAGAGAGTACACGAATATTTTCAACTGCTGTACTTAACAGTTTGACACCATCATATACAAAATGGTTTGAACTGGTAATTCCCAACAAAGAAGAAAAACAAATACCTAAAGAAGTTCTGACTTGGTTAGAACAATCTGGAAATGAAATGTACAGGGCGATTCATAATAGCAATTATGATTCTATTTCATTAGATTTTTTCAAAGATATTACTATTGCAGGTATGGCAGGTATTTATATTGAAATACAGGATAATGAACTTTATTTTGAAGAATTTCCGCTACAGGATTTATATGTACAGTCTTCACTATCTAAAGAATTCATTGATACCGTGTATAGAACAGTATCATTCACAGCAAAAGAATCAGAAAAGAGATTTGGAATTAATAATCTTCCTGATGAAATAAAAGATATTCTGAAGGATAAGGAAAGTACAGACTTCACAAAAGAATTTCCTTTCATTCATGCTATACGTCCCCGAGTAAAGAAAAACGGTAAACAATCAAAAGGGAAGTTCAATAGAAATCTACCATTTGAATCAATATATGTATGTCAAACAAGCAAAAAAGTGGTTTATGAATCTGGGTATCATGAATTTCCTGTAATCATTCCAAGATTAGATGTGATACCGGGAACTGACTATTCACTTGGTTTAGTTGATGAGGCAATACCCGATATTGCAACTGCTTGTACTGTCAGAAAGTTAATTCTTGATAATGCAGAAATGCAAATAGCTGGAACATATGTTGCAAAACATGATGGGGTATTCAATGCGAGAACTGTAAAAATAGGCCCGAAAAGAATTATTGCTGTCAGTGATACAAACAACATTAAACCATTGCAATCTTCTGGTGATTTTAATCTTGCGTTTTCTGAGTTGGATAGTTTACAAAAATCGATCCGTAGAATCATGCTTACTAATTTTCTGACACCATTAGAAAAAGCAAATGCAACAGCAACAGAAATTCTTCAGATCAATAATTTGGTCAGACAGCAATTAGGCCCGATCCTATCTCGTTTTCAGTCAGAATTCTTGAATGCATTTTTACAACGTGTATTTGGTCTTATGTTTAGAAATGGTATGTTGCCTCGTGTACCGGATAACCTACAAGGTCAGGATTTCACAGTTGAATACACTTCACCTATGCAAAGAGCGCAGAATGAAACTGAATTACAAGCCATCAATGCATTTGAACAAAATATATCAGCAGTAGCAGGTGTTAAACCTGATGTATTAGATGTGTATGACTTTGATAAAGCGCAGAAAAAGAAAGCTGATCTTCTTAATGTTCCAGAATCATTAATCAATGATGATAAAACAATAGAAGATAAAAGATTAGAGCGTGTAAAAAATGCGGGAAGTACAGGTTCTGTATAAATAAATACAAATGAGCAAAAAACAAAAAGACATAATCGAAGCACTTAATATAACAATATTTGAATATCAACAAAAGCATTCTAAGAAAACTGGTGGTATGCGGGTATTTTATAATCCTATGTTTGATAGTAGATATGAAGATAAAGAATTCATTGAAATGTTGATTGAATTTGCAAACAAAAATTTTAGTGTAAAGAAAAAACAAGAGGGCGGCACAATTGAAAGAGCAGCAAGAACAACAAAAGACAATCGAAAATAATCAGACGGTTATTAAAGAGCAAAATATAAATATTTTAGCCGGTGACTATTTTTCATTGTTCGAATCTACAAATTTAGGTCAGGCGATATTAGCAGACTTAATGAAACAATTTGATTCAGGTATAACATTTGTAGCTGGTGATTCTGGATTCTCAGCGTTTAAGGAAGGGCAACGATCAGTGATGGTATACATTTATCAGATGATCGCAAATATAAAACAAGACAGTAAGGAAGGATGATAATGGCAGAAGAAGCAAGTATTGATCAAAACACGGATGAAACTATAGTAGACGAAAATATCCAGATCACAGCAGATGATCTTATTTCTGATGAAGATCCATATTCGGTAATTCCAGATAAATTTAAGAATGAAGATGGTACAGTAAATTCAGATGCATTAATTAAATCGTATAATCATCTTGAAAAATCAAAACGTGTAGCAGATATACCCGAAGATTATTCATTAGAAAGTGAAGAATTCTCTAATGTTGAATGGGATGAAGAAAAAATAGGGGAACTTAAAAAGGAAGCAAAAGAAGCAGGGTTTAATCAAGGTCAGTTTGAATTCATGATGACAAAATACAAGCAGACGCTTGATAATATGTTTGTTTCTGCCGATCAAGTTAAAGAACAGATGATTGAACAGTGGGGGGATGATATGCAAACAAATCTTCATTCTGTCGCTGCCACACTTAATACATTTGGAGCTACAGAAGAAATCAGACAAGCAGTAGCAGGTAATATCCCTGTAATGAATCTTCTGATAGAGATCAGCAAAGAACTACAAGAAGATTCAAGTTTGCCGCCTACTGGCGGTAGTGGTGCATTAACAGAAGATGATATTGATAGTATTATGTCAGAACCAGATTACTACAGAGACAAAGAAAAACAAAAAGTGGTAGATCAATGGTTCAATAAAAATTACGGTTCGAAATAAAAATCATACCTCTTGTTTGCCATTCAATAGATTTTTTCCCGCTATCAATGCGGGTTTTTTATTTCTTTTGAATCGATTTTGATAAATAAAAGTAAGGATGTATCACGGATAACATTTGAAAGAATGCCCGATAGTTTATGTCCGGTTCGGCCCTTCATGGACAACCGCAAAAATTAAATAGAACACAAAGAATATACAACATGGATCAGGATGATCCGTTAATTTAATTAAATCCCATGGAGGGGAATAAACATGGCTAATGAGCTATCAACCGTATTACAAGCTAAGTACTCTAAAAAAGTTAATCTGACATTCGGTCAGGTTCCATCACGTTTAATGAGTCGAGTAAATAAAGTTATTACTGATGGTAATACTTTTAATTTCCAAAATCTGACATCTACAACTACAAGTGCAGGCCCAGCTCTTGGAAACAATCATGCTAATGGAACAATCATTCATGCTGCAAAGGCTGCAACATTAACTACACAGTATGCACCACGATATTTGAATGAACATGAATATATGCAGTTCAGTGCAAAAGAAGACGTTCAAAGGGCATATGCAGATTCAGCAGTATTTGCTCTTGGTGGATGGATTGATTCACAGATTGTTGCTGCTATGGATGCAAGCAATACTGATATTTCTACCCTTACAGGTAATTTCACACTTGCAAAATTAACTGAAGCAGTTCAGAAAATGAATGAAGTGGATGCTTTCGAAGGCAAAAGAACATTGATTGTCGGCCCGCATCAAATTTCTGAAGCTTTAAATATTGGTGAAATCACAAGTTCTGACTATGAAGGTCTTCATAAAGTGCAGAATGGTGGCATTGCTAATGTTTTTGGTGTGGATGTGGTCATGTCTAATAAGCTGAATCTAACTACTACTTTAAGAAGTTGTTACTTAATCAATAACAATGCAGTAGGTCTTGCAATGGATTCTGAAATCAAATCTACAATTGATTGGATTCCTTCAATGTCTCAGTACTTAGTGAATGCAGGTGTTTCTGCTGGAGCAGTAGTCATTGATCCAACTGCTGTAATTGAAATCAAATGTGATGAAGCTTAATCGCTAATTCATAACCAACTGGAAAGGAGATCATTTGATCTCCTTTTTTTATAAATATAGATATGCAAATATCTAAAATATCAATATGTAATCAAGCTCTTGTTGAATTGGGCGCAGATACAATCAGTTCATTAAACGAATCTACAACAGAATCTACTTTATGTAGTGTTCAGTTTGATCCAACGAGGCGCGAATTGTTACGCCTTCACCCTTGGAATTGTGCTTTAAAATATACAGAACTTGCACTTCAAGCAAACAAAGATCCAAATTCAAACTACAACTATCAGTTCAAGTTACCATCTGATTTCATAAGACTTATCAGTGTTAATAATGATCTTGACTATAAGATTATTGGTACAAATATTCATACAAATAAGAACACATGTTTCATTAAGTATGTTTTTGATAATGAGGATGTATCAACGTGGGAATCATACTTTATTGCAGTGTTTGTTCTGTTGCTCAAATCAAAAATTTCATACCCAATAACTAAAACCAGATCTATGCAAGAAATGGTATATAAAATATTTCTTAATACGCTGGAAGAAGCAAAAATTATAGATGGTTCAGAAGATATTCTTGATCAAATCCCAGAATCTGGAAATATGCTATTGCAAGCAAGGGAGTATTAACCCTTGGCAAAGCAAAAAAAAATACAAAATTCATTTGTATCTGGACAAATATCATCCCAGCTTTTTGCAAGGCATGACATAGATCAGTATCAAACTGGTGCAAAAAAAATAGAAAATTTGTTTGTATTAAAACATGGTGGAGTGAAAGCAAGACCGGGATTTAACTATAGAGGCGTATTAAGAAATTCTGTTAAAAATGCAAAATATATACCATTTATATTCTCAGAAAATTTATCATATATTATCGTTTTAAATGATGGTTATTTTCAATTTATAAAAGGGGTTACTGGTACGTTTATCGAGTCAACAATTGGTACACGTTATGAAATATCCCATACTTACGCGGATTCAGAGTTAGATGATGTCAAATACACACAGACAGGAAACACTTTATATTTCGTCCATTCAAACCATGCACCTAAAAAGTTAGTCAGAAACAGTGATACTTCATGGTCATTAACTGATATAACATTCACACATAGAGCAGTAAGTGATCATCCTTTTGATACGAATTATATATATTTACAGATAGCGTCAGGCACAACTGTATTTGATACAACATCTTCATTCAGTATTACTACTGATGGTTCTGGTAATGTCACATCAGGGCCAACTTTAACAGGTGCAGGAAATGGAACAATAAATGATATTACAGTGAATGCTGATCTTGATGTAGCTGGAACATATACCATTGCTTGTGTATACGATCACAATAAAAGACAAGAATGGACAGTGATACGCAATGTAGACGGTGTTAATCCTGTTTCTATGTTTTCTCCCGGTAATTACCCGACAACAATCGCATTCTTTCAGCAACGTCTATATATGGCAGGTTTTCCACAACATCCCAATACATTGATCGGCACAAAGACAGGTAATTATACTGTATTGACTGTTGGAACGAATGATGATGATGGTGTACATTTTCCGATTGCATCAAGCACATTTGACGGTATTCAACATCTTGAAGTAGGAAGTGTATTGATAACATTATCATATGATCATGAAGGTTCAGTATCTGGGACGCTTGATAAATCAATT